GTCCATGTAGGCCTGATAGAGGGCGATCTGGGCGGCGTAGACCGGCCGCGCGAGACTTACCCCGCGCTTGACCACGTCCTTCCAGCTGGCCGCGCCGAGCGCCTTGTTCTCCCAGAGCGCGGGATACTCCATCGCGACGGGGCCCGAGACGAAGCAGCCGTCGATATGGCCCTTGAAGCGGCCCCCGAGGGCTTCGAAGCCGAACTGGCGGCCGTCCGGGCGCTCGGTGCGCAGGTCGAAGCCGGCAATCCGGAACCAGCCCGCGACGATGTCCTCCGCCCGGTGACCCGCCTCGAAGATGCGCAGCGTGCGCGGCGCGAACTCCTGGCCCTCGTCCTTGGGCACCGCGAGGAAGTCGTACTGGATCTGGCGCAGACAGTCGCGGCCGAGACCCGAGGAGCTGACATAGGTGCGCGGACGCTCGGCGCGGTGGCGCGCGGACAGCGCAGTGTCGATGGCGGCAGACAACGCCTCCGCGATAGGCGGGCGCCGCGCGCAGGCGCCGTAGAGGCAGCCCGAGCCATGGTTCAGGTCGATCATCGCTCGCGCTCCCAGAACCCGCCGGCCTGCGCGATGCAGGTCAGCTTGTGGAACTGCGCGTCCGTCAGCCGGGCGTTCTCGCCGAACCGCGCGAGCTTCTCGCGGAGGCTGTCGCAGAACTCGATCTCGAAGTCGGTGACGGAGTTCTCGGTGGCCGCCTCGAGCAGGTGCTTCCAGCTGCAGGACCCGGGGTCGTCGTTCAGGTCGATCATCACCGCGCTCCTAAAATGGGATCGGGTCGTCGAGGGCCGTGCCTGTGCGCTCCTTGCGCGCGGCCTGGTCCTGCATGCTGTCGATGTAGCCGGTGACCGCCGCCTCGATCAGGCGGTCGATGTCCTCGGCGCTGCGGTGAAAGAAGGGCTCCATGAGCCCGAGCGCGGTGAGCGCTTCGGCGAAAAGCGTCCGTGCATCGCGGATTGCCTGCGCCTCGCGCGCGGTCTTGTCGATCATGCCGTTCTTCCTTTGGGCGATGGCGCTGCCCGCGTCCTGACAGCGGCGTGAGCAGAAGCGGTGGTAAGGATGGCGATCCCAGCGGAGGCCGAGGCAGTATCCGAAGCCGCGCGCCTCCCGGGCGCAGACGGCGCAGAGCGCTACCCGAGCAAGAAGGTCGCGATCGGGTCCCCGGGCGGCCAGCCCGCCCTCTGGAGCTTGTCGGACTGCAACACGATCCAGCGGGAGATCGCGTTGGTGGCCATGGCTTCGAGGTCGCCGAGGCTGAGGCTTGCGATGGGGGCGTGCAGTCTTCCTTGGGCCTCGAGCCATCGTCCGATCTCCAGCGCCGCCTCGCGCGTCACATGCGCCTGCCATTCATCCGGGGTCATCGGCCCGTCACGATCGCGCCGGGCCTCGGGCCGCGGCGAAGGTCGGGTTGACCTCCGCCGCCGCGTTGCCGACCGCGCCTCACCCATTGAGCCATGCGGGCATGCCGGTCGCCGGCGCTCCGCTCGGCGGGGACGCGGGCGGCGGGGACGCGGGCGGCTGCCGGGCGGGCGGCTGCGGAGCCGGCGCTTGCGCGCCCCAGGCCGGGGCCGCGGCCGGGGCTTGCGGCTGCGCGCCCCATGCCGGCGTGGGTGCCTGCCAGCCCGGCGCCGGCGCGCTCGCGGACTTGCGCGCCGGGGCGTTGACGGGCTCCGGGGGCACGGTTTCGCCGCGCATGATCGCGGCATGCTCCGGCTCGTCGGGCAGAACGACGTTCGCGATGCGGTTCTGGTCGCGGTACTGGGGGTTGGAGGTTGGCTCCACCATGATCCGCGCGGCGAAGACGATGCCGTCGAGATGCTTGAGACCGGGCAACACCCGCTTGGCCTTGGCGGCGGGGCTCTCGTCCCTGGGATCGAGCCCGAGAGCGCTGTCGACCATCGCCCGAAAGGTGGACTTCGAGATCTTCCAGCCGATCGACTGGCCGTTCTCGTCGACCTTGCCACCCGCCACGGTGAAGCTCTGCCAGAACTTCCGCCGGGCATGCGGCCCTTCGACCACGGTGAACTCGCAATCCAGCATCCTGGCGTCGCTCGACTGCGAGGCCTTCAGCAGCCCTGCATCCATCGGGGTCGCGCCGTTCACACCACCGGGCCGGATGGCCAGACGCACCTTGGCGAAGGTGCCGTCGGGGATCAGTTCGCCGATGGGGGCCATCTGCGGCTGGGCGTCGTTGAGATCGTAGCTCATGGAGCTGTCCTTTGCGTCTTGATCAGGAGGGAATGGCGGGGTGAGCCGGCGCGCGGTCGTCGATCTTCGCGATCAGCGCGCCGAGATCCGGCGGCTCGGTCGTATCGAGACGGCCGGAGCGGTCCTTGGCGGGAAGGCCCCAGGGGTTGCCGGAGCGGCACACGAGGCGACGCTCGGCGGAAGTCTCGTCGAGGGACCACTCGCCCTTGGCGTCGCGGCCGAAGAGCTGCATGGAGACGACCTGGTCGACGATGCCCGGCAACTCGCGCCCGGCCTTCGTGCCCTCCATCTGCGGCTGCCAGGTCGTCGCGCCGAACTCGTCGGTGACCTTCTCGAGCACGCCGACGACGATCACCGTCTTGCCGCGGGCGTGCTGGAGATGCTTCAGCGCCTGAATCACCTCGCGGCCAAGGAGCCCGTAGGCGCCGCGGACGTCCGGTTTGCCGGTCCGCTCGGAGAAGGCCTCCGGCTGCTGGCGCGCATAGGCCATGGCCTGCCGCGTCAGGTCGGTGATCGAGTCGACAAAGACGATCCGCTTCCGGGCGAGGAAGTCCTCGATGCCGGTGCCGAGATACTGCTGCTGCAGCCAGGCGTGATACTCGGCGCCATACCAGGACTGTGGATGCTGCGCAGGATCATGCCCGCCGATCAGCACGACGAGGTCGCGGAAATCGGTGAAGCTGCGCACCGGGATAGAGTCCCCGCGCCAGTCCTGCACCGATTTCAAACCGGCCTCGAGGTCGAGGCAGACGGTTTCCTCGGCCGGCAGCGTTTTCAGGAGCGTCGTCTTGCCGACGCCGGGCGGGCCGAAGATGGCGAGGGAGGTCTTGTTCTCGGCGGCCGAGAGCCGTTCGTCGGCGGTGATGATGCGGAAGGCCATGGGGTTCTCCGGGGTTTGCGTTCAGGGTGCGCGGCGGCGGGGGTGACCGGGTGCCGAAGGGGAACCTGCCCGGCGTTGCCGACCGGGCGTCCCGCCGCCGCGCGTCACCGGTCTCGAGCCTCGAGCCGGAAGACGGGTCTGCCGGTGGTCTCGCTGCGCGCGTCCGCGAAGCCCTCGCGCATCGCCGCGGGCCAGGCGCCGTAGCGCCGTTCGGGCACGCGGTAGGCGATCTCGAGATACTCGGTCGGGTCGTCGCCGGCGGCGCGGATGCGCTCGGCCAAGGCGGCGAGACGGTGCTGATCCCAGGAGACCTTCTTCGGCAGGTCGGCGACGATCACGACGCCCTCATCCTCGACGCGCACGGTGCCGCTGGTCTTGCCCTGCGCAGCACGCTCGGCCGCGACGGCGGCCTCCCAGCGCTGCGCGATGCCGGCCTCGAGCCGGTCGCGCAGCCGCTTAACACGGGCGGTCTCGGCGAGCGCCGTCTTCTGCAGGTCCAGAAGCATGTCCGGCGGCAGCGCCGCGATGTCGCCGATGGCGAGCCCTTCGAGGTCGTCGAAACGGGGGGCATTGTCGGGGTGCGGCATGGCGGGGTCTCCGTTGGAAGGGAATGGCAGGGCCATCACGCGGCGCGCTCTTCGAGTAGCAGCGCCGAGAGCGAGGCGGTGGCGGCCTTGCGTCTGGGCCGGGCGACGGCGATGTAGGCGAAGCGATCGGGGCCCACACGCTCCTGCACGAGGTGGACGAGGCCCTTCTCGAAGGCGCCCAGAGCGGCTTGACCGAGATCAGCAAGCTGGCGGCGCTCAGGCTCCGGCAAGGTCGAGATGACTGGCGTGACGTCGATCCCGAGAAAGCCACGGTGATATTCGATCCGGGCGCCAGCCTCGGCCTGAGCGATCCAGGCGTAGAGCTTGATGTCGGTGAGACGCGGCGTCGCCACGCGGGCGCCAACAGGGACCGCGGCGACCATCAGCATACCCGTGCGGCCCGCGCCGGGTCCGCAGTCAGACGGCGGGGCGTGTGGCCAGCGCGCGCGACGGCCTCGCTGATCTTCAGCGCAAGCTGAAGCTGGCTCTGCTCGAAGGCCTCGACGTCGGCGAGCCGGTAGAGCACGCGCCCGCCGAGCTTGAGGAAGGTCGGCCCCTGGCCGGTGTAGCGCCAGCGTTCCAGCGTCCGGTGCGAGATTCCCCAGCGCCGGGCCAGCTCCTTCTGGTTCAGGCAATGCCTCTGCAGCATCGGTGTCTCCTCTCGTTGTCGAGGAGACCTTGCCGGATCGTGCTGTGGGATGTCGTCAGGATCAGCGGGGGATGCGAAGGGGGATCAGTCCGCCCTTGCAGGACTGGCTCTTGGCTGCTGGCGGGGCGCCGTCATCCCCCACTATCCCTCACTCGTCCCCTTCGCGATCCCCCGGCACCGTGCAGAGGGGGCCGTCTCACTAGAGATTGAGACGATATCCGCCGCGCCGGTCGGAGCGGATCAGATGCCGCCAGTCCTTCTGCGACTTGAAGACGTCGGCCATGCGCAGGCTCTTCGAGCCGGCGCGCGATAGGATCACTTTGCCATTCTGCCACGGCGCCCCGGCCTGCGCGGCCTCGTGCAAAGCGCGCACGACTTCGGCCTGGATCGGGCCGAGCTTGAAGCGGCAGCCGTTGCAGCGGAGCTCGAGATAGTCGGCCGAATTAATGAAGGCGGCCTCCTCCATCGGCTGCCCGCCGGGCGAGAACCCGGTCTCGATCTCGAAATGGTCCCGTTCCTCGCGCCTTAGAAGCAGGTCGCCGATCATGACGAGGACGGGCTTGGCGTCGCCCCAGGTCGTCGCGTAGTCGGCCTTCGACGTCCGAAAGCTCTCGAGATGGACCTCGCCGCACCGGAAAAGCTGGTAGACATCGCAGGCATGCAGATCGAGCAGCCCGCTATACCAGGACTGCTCCCATGGAATCCTGAAGGGTTGGCCGTCCGCGGCTTCCTCGTAGTCGCCGAACTCCATCGGCACGCCGAAGACGCGCACGGAGAGCCGGAGCTTGTCGTTCTCCGCGAGGTAGATCAGGTCCGCCTCGGTGATCTGCCACCGCTCGAGGATCTCGGGGAGCGTGAAGTACGATTTGTCGATGTGCATTCGCTGCCCCTCCACGCCGATTCCGATGCCGAATGTTTACTTTATGTTCCTATTGCCTTGACGGGATCCAATCAATCCGATTTTATCCTATTTCATCCACAGAATGGGTGGGGATGACATGACCGAGCACCACACGCTTTCCGACCGCCTGAGAGCCCGGGCCAACCAGCTCGGCATCAGCCCGGCCCATGTCGCCGAGATGGCGGGCGTGAACCGCTCCTTCGTCTACGACATCCTCCGCGGACGCTCGACGCGGCCCGGCATCGACAAGCTGGAAGTGGTCGCGCGCGTCCTGAAAGTAGAACGGGAGTGGCTGATCCACGGGATCGGCGACGTCGAGGGCGCGCCGCCCTTCATCGACAACCCGGACGAGGCATTCGTCTCCATCGCGCATGCCAGCCCGCGCCCGTCGATGGGGGGCGGTGCGGTGGTGGAGGAGCATGGCGACACCGCCGGCCGCGCTTACCACTTTCGGCGCTCCTGGATCCGCAACAGCCTGAAGGCCAGTCCGTCGCAACTGCGGATCATGCATCTCGAGGGTGACAGCATGGCCCCGACGTTGCTCGACGGCGACACGGTCCTCGTGGATATGACGCGTCGCGCCCCAAACCCGCCAGGCATCTTCGTGCTCGATGACGGCATAGGCCTCGTCGCCAAGCGGCTTGAGCATATCCCCAACAGCGATCCGCCGGCCGTGCGCGTTATCTCCGACAACAGGTTCTACAGCCCCTACGAACGAAGCGCCGACGAAATCCACATCGTCGGCCGCATCCGCTGGTTCGCACGCGAGATTTGACGCAACTCTCGCCCTATACATCGGCAACCGTTCCATCGCGTCTACTTCACTACTCGCAGTCGGGATGTGGCTCCCGGAAGCGGATGAAGCGCGCGCAGGTCGTCTTCGCTTGATCGGAGCGCTTGGGCGAGATCGGACACGCCGTAACCGAGCTCCTCGAGATGAAGCCTTACAATCTCCGGAAGAACGGTGGGCATCTCGACCTTGAGATCGAGTTCGGGCGGCTCCGTTCTGCGGTAGCCCATCGAGCTCATCTGCCGCCAGAGATATTGGCTCTGGTTTTCGGTAATCGCGCCAATCTCTTTGGCCCGGTAGAGAAGCGCTGCAATCGACACGCGCCAGATGGGCTTCAATGCGGCGAGCCTCTGGATGGTGAGGCGCCGCGCCGAAAGGTGGGGGCGAATGTCTCGAGCCGGCATGAGCAGCGCCGACGCGAACTCGTTCGCCTCGTCTTCCATTGTCGGCGACGGCACCTGATGCATGACGACATGCCCGAGCTCGTGCGCGAGACTAAACCGTTGCCGATCAGCCGGCATGTTGCGGTTCAGGAAGATGCACGGCGGCATGTCCGGTATCTGGACGGTGAAGCCATCCACCTTAAGCGCAGCGAAGTCGCAGTGGACGACGATGCACCCTGCTCGTTCCACCCACGCGACAAGGTCCCGCATCGGTCCCGAAGGTACGAGCCAGGTGCGCCTGATGAGATCGGCGATGCGCTCGGGGTCGCCACCGTACTCGTCGACATCCAGACGTGGAAGGGACAACTCCGGCTCCAGCTCGGCGGCGTCGAGCAGCCTTCGAATGTGCAGGATCCTGATGTTGAGTTCGGCTTCCAGACGCTCGATCGCCTTCTGCCCAACGCTCGCCCGCTTCCGGTATTGCACGCTCATCGGCAGGCCAATGACCCGGTCGTTCTGGAAGAAGAAATCGACTGGAAAACCCAAAGCTTCGCTGACGCTCGTCAACACGTCGTCGGTCGGGCCGATCAACCCGTTTTCAAGTTTCGAGAGATTTGCCTGTGACACCCCTGAGCGCGCGGAAAGCTCTGTCTGACTCCATCCCCGCGCCTGCCGCGCTATGCGCAGCAGGTCCTGATTAAAATCGGCGGGCATCAGTCTTGACGCTTCTTGCGGTCGTCCGCAGCGCCCTTGAGCTTGACGATAGACGCAGCGGGACGCTCGGGTTTCGGCTCGGGCAATGGCAACGAAACCACGGCCTCGCCCGCATCCAGAAGGCTGTAATCCCACGCGATCTGATCGCCGTTGCGGGCGACCACGCAGATGTCGTCGATCTGCGTTTCAAGACGATTCAGTTTGTAGACGATCTCGACGCGCTGGACCTCCGGCAAGCCGAACAGGTCCTCGTCATGATCGTGAAAAGCGAGTGCCAGTTGCGTAGCGACATTCGACGAGCGGCCCGACTCATCTGCTTTCTTGAACCGAAACAGCACTGTGTCCCGAACGAGGAACTTCATCGTTTCGTGGCCGTCGATCACATGGACGGCATCATGGCCCAGTAGGGCATTATTCGCACGTTCGATGATCTGCTCCCAGACGAAATTCGCGCGGCTGCGTTTGTAACGCCAGACGCCGTTGCGATCGCTGGCCAGCCAGTCCTCCCACGCCTCTCGGATCGCGGTGACGACCTGCTCGCGGATTTCGTCCAGAACGGGACGCACGGTAGCTTCGCTAGGAATCGGCATACTCGGGCCTCGCTTGTTTCGATGTAGGATAGCCGAGCAGATTTACGTAAACAACCCCAAAATATTCACGCCACTATTCACGCCAAGCGGCGATGGCTCCCGGAGTACCGAAGCGACACGCACACCCTGTTACCATCGACTGCTCAGGCTTACGCAGAAACCCCTTAAGTCCCTGAATTGAATTGTTTTCGAAGACCGCGCGGATAGCGTTTCACCCATGCGGAACGTGCCGACATACCCGCGGATGGGTTCCAACCCGCTGCCACCCGACCGGATGACGCCCACTGAACGCCGCGCCGAACTGTGCGCCCTTCTGGCGCTGGGGTTGGTTCGGTTGCAGATCAATAATCGGACAACAGTCTCTGAGGATAATGGAGAAATTCCTCTTCACTCTCCGCCCGACCAATGCCGTCATGCAACTCCAACTCATGGGAGGAACGCGTGACGAGCCACGATCCCATCCCCGCGCGCTTGGCCGCGCTGAAGTCGGCCTCGACGCCGGACCTGAAGGCGCAGTGGCGCGACCTGTTCGACAGCGAGCCGCCGCCGTTCAACCGGCGCTACCTCGAGAGCCGGCTCGCCTACCGCATCCAGGAACTGGCCTACGGCGGGCTCAAGCCCGAGACGGTCCGGCGGCTGGAGCGGCTGGGGGAGGAACTGGACGGCGGCGACCGCAAGAAGAGCCGCATCCGCGCCGACCACATGCCGATTGCGGGAACGCGGCTGATCCGTGAATGGCAGGGCGTCGAACACGCTGTCACCGTCACCGCCGACGGCTTCGAGTGGCAGGGCCGCCCTTACAAGTCGCTCTCCGCCATCGCCCGCGCCATCACCGGCACCCGCTGGAACGGCTGGATCTTCTTCGGCCTGAAGAACCATCGGAGAAGCGCATGACCAAGCCCGTCCTCCGCAAGCTCCGCTGCGCGGTCTACACCCGGAAATCCTCCGAAGAAGGGCTCGAACAGGAGTTCAACTCGCTCCACGCCCAACGCGAGTCCTGCGAGGCCTACATCGCCAGCCAGCGGTCCGAAGGCTGGGTCCTGGTCCGCGATCAGTACGACGACGGCGGCATCTCCGGCGGCACGCTGGAGCGCCCTGCCCTGCAGCGGCTGCTCGCCGACACCGAGGACGGGCTGATCGACGTGATCGTGGTCTACAAGATCGACCGCCTCAGTCGCTCATTGATGGACTTCTCGAAGCTGGTCGAGGTGTTCGATCGTAACGGCGTGACCTTTGTTTCGGTCACGCAGGCCTTCAATACCACGACATCCATGGGCCGGCTGACGCTCAACATCCTCCTGTCCTTTGCACAATTCGAACGGGAGGTGACCGCCGAGCGCATCCGCGACAAGTTCCGCGCAAGCCGGATGAAGGGCATGTGGATGGGAGGCAACCCGCCGCTCGGTTACGATGTTGGGAACCGCAAGCTGGTGGTAAACCCGATCGAGGCTGAGCAGGTGCGCTGGATCTTCGCCCGCTTCCTCGAGATCGGGTCCTGCACGGAACTGGCGCGGGAGGTTGGCACGCGCGGAATCCGGACGCCGCGCGGCAACCGGATCGACAAGAAGTACATCTACCGGATGCTCAGCAACCGCGCCTACATCGGTGAGGCGGTCCACAAGGGCGAGAGCTACCCTGGCGAGCACGACGCGATCATCGACGTCGAGACATGGGAACGCGTCCACACGATCCTGCGGGAAAGCCCCCGCAAGCGCGCCGCCCGCACCCGCGCCGATACGCCCGCGCTGCTGAAAAGGCTGCTGTTCGGTCCCGATGGCGCGGCATTCTCGCCGACGCACACCCGCAAGGGCGGCAGGCTGTATCGCTACTATGTTAGCCAGACGGTGCTGAAGCACGGGGCTGCGTCTTGCCCGGTGGGTCGTGTCCCCGCGGGTGAGATCGAGGCCGCCGTCATTGACCAGCTGCGCGCCGTGTTCCGCCAGCCCGAGATCGTAACGAGCACGTTGAGAGCGGCTCGGGCGCTGGACGAGGAGATCACCGAGGCCGACGCACGGGCAGCACTTCAGCAGCTCGATCCGCTTTGGGACGAACTTTTCCCCGCCGAACAGGCCCGCATCGTGGCGCTGCTGGTCGAACGCGTCGACATCGGCGCGGACGGTCTCGGCGTCCGGCTTCGCGTAGACGGCCTCAACGGTCTCGCGCGCGAGATGCGGGCCGGCGATATCGAGGCCTCAGCATGACACGCGGCGCGCCGACCTCCGAGACAGTGACGCTGCACGTACCATTCCGCATCGTAAAGCGTGGCGGGCGCAAGGAGATGCAGCTGCCGGAGGGCGTCGCGCATCCGAGACGGACGGACAGCACGCTGGTCAAGGCTCTGGCCCGCGCGTTCCGGTGGAAACGGATGCTGGAGTCGGGGAAGTTCGCCACCATCGGCGAGCTGGCAGAGCGCGAGGGGATTGCTGTGTCCTATCTGACCCGCGTGCTGCGTCTGACGCTGCTCGCGCCGGACATTGTGGAGGCAATCCTGGATGGGACGCAGGAGCCTGATCATACGCTGTCGCAGCTGCTCGAAACCCTTCCAACTGATTGGCAATCGCAGCGGCGTGGTCACTACCTACCTGGGTCCGCAACGGACCTAGCCCGAAGCTAAGTTTCTCGGATCCGGCTCTCCTTCCTCATCGTGCGCTCGCACGGGTTGGGCTGACAGAGGTTGCCAGCACGACAGGCAGTACCTATGTGTTCCCCCACAGGGATCGTATAGAGTTGACAGATCGAGGGATCGCTGTATAAACGTGATGAATGAGAATCATCGCCCGGCCCAAGCTAATAGCTTTCGGGGAGCGCTTTCCAGATGCGAAGGTGCAGATCGACGTTTGGTGGGCTGAGGCAAGGCGAGCAGAATGGAAAACGCCAGCAGAGATCAAGGCCCAGTACCGCAGCGCGAGCATTCTCAAAGGTGGGCGTGTGGTCTTCAACATCTGCGGCAACAAATATCGGCTGATCGTGAAGTTTGATTACGAGAAGGGGATAGGGTTTGTCCGTTTCGTAGGGACTCACAAGGAGTACGACGAGATCAACGCGGAGGAAGTGTGATGATGAGCGAACATCGTATTCGGCCAATTCATTCTGAGCAGGACTACGCAGCCGCTCTCGCCCGCGTTGAAGTGCTCATGGATATGGGTCGTTCTCCCGCGGAGGATGACGAACTCGACGTGCTCGCGACTCTCGTCGAAGTCTACGAAGACCGGCGTTTTCCAATGGATGCGCCAGATCCCGTAGAAGCGATCAAATTCCGCATGCAGCAGCTTGGGATGAGCCAAAGTGACCTAGCCCCGATCTTCGGAAGCCGGGCCAAGACTTCTGAGATTTTGAGCGGCAAGCGCGATCTGACTCTAAAGATGATCCGCGCACTGCATGAGCATCTGGGCATTCCCGCTGAAGTGCTGATCAGGGATGGGGGAAGCCTGCCAAAGGCTCCAGCCGATATAGATCTCGATCACTTCCCGATCGCGGAGATGGCGAAGCGAGGTTGGATTAAGAAGACAGCAGACGTGAAGGATCGCACGGAAGAAATCGTCCGTGAACTGATTGCGTGCGCCGGCGGACCGAACGCTCTTCCACAGGCACTCTTTCGCCAAGGTGGCGGCGCTCGCGCGAACGCCAAGTCGGACGTGCATGCTCTGCAAGCGTGGTGCCTCCATATCCTCTGCGTGGCACGCCGTGCTGGGCTTGCGGGGGTCTACAAAACCGGCACTATCGACCGCGCTTTCATGCGAGAGCTCGCTCGGCTAAGTACTTTCGACGAAGGCCCGAAACTGGCCCAAGAGAAGCTCGCAAAGCACGGGGTCGCCCTTGTCGTCGCAGCCCACTTGCCGAAGACCTATCTCGACGGCGCCGCGATGTGGACCGTCGACAAAGTTCCCGTCGTCGGAATGACGATCCGTTACGACCGCCTGGACAACTTCTGGTTCTGCCTCCTGCATGAACTTGCGCACATCGGTCGCCATTTCCCAGATGGAAACGGCGAGATTTTCATTGACGATCTTCAGCTTCGCGAGCGCAATCATGAGCGCGATGACGAGCGCGAACGCGAAGCTGATGAGTGGGCGCAGGAGGCGTTGATTCCGTCAGAGCTTTGGGATGAGCATCCGGCGCGTTTCAGCCCGAGCGTTCAGAACGTCCTCTCGTTGGCGCGGAAGGCCGACGTGCACCCCGCCATCGTCGCCGGGCGCATCCGTCACGAGATGCACAACTATCGGCTTCTTTCGCAATTCGTCGGCACGAATGAAGTGAGACCGCTGCTGATGGAGGATGCCGCATAAAGATTAAGCGGGGCGCCCGGCAAGGCACCCCGCTTTTCGCTACACGTCGGAAGGGTTTAGGCGCACCCAACCGCCGTGGCTCCGGAGACCGAAGCACTCTCGTGGTGGTACGCAAGAGATAGACGGTTCGGGACTCCGAGGCAAATCTTTTCATCCGCGCCTAGGAGTATGCCTGAATGGCTACCATCACCAAGCTGACACCGCAGGAGGTGTCGATCATCAAGGCCCGGCTCGCCCGGGGAGACTTCCAGCACCGGATCGCTGCAGATTTCGATCTGAATCAGGGACGGATCAGCGAGATTGCGACTGGCAAGCGCTTTGCGGACGTCCCGCCGGTGTCCATGGAGGTGGGGCATGTCTGACAAGCTCCTCAAGCCTGGGCAAAAGGCCCCGAAATCTGGTCAGTACGAGATCACTGGCCCCCGAGGTGGTGGAACCGGCGTCGAGCGCACTGTTACGCGCAATGAACCGCTCCCTCCCCCCGAACAGAAGGGCCAGCGCTACCGCCTCGTCGATCCGACCCAGCATCGGCGCAAACCCTGAAGAACCTGCACGGCCCGGCGTTCGCTGGGCCGTGCGCACAAACGCCCTGACCGTAGGTGCACCGGAGAGACTACGGATCGCTGCCAACCTTTTCGACCATCTGAGCCCGCATGTCTCTGCCGTCGATGGTTTTCTCAACCACCACGAACAAGCCCTTGCCGCCGCTCTTCCTCTCCCACAGGTGGCCGATTGTGCGCTTTTCGGCTGTGTCGGGGCCATCGGCGATGTGGGCGCCCTTGTACTCTACGACGAGCAGTCGGCCGTCCTCCAACTGAGCAACGAAATCCGGATAGAACTTGTCTGTGGCCGTCGGCAACCAGAACGAGTTGGGGTGGCGTGCAACGTTGCGGATCCAGAACTTCAGGCCTGGCAAGCTGTCGACGGCTTGCGCGCACTGGAACTCTTCACCGTTCTCGGCCCCATCGAAAGCAGGCACATGGTCCGGCCCAAGGAAGTGCTTGCGAGGTTTCCATCGCCCACGATACCGGCGCTGATCCCAGTACATTCCGTCCTTGAACGCGAAAGCCTCGTCGAAGGACACCTCGACCTTTGCCTCCGGGGCGAAAAGATACCGCTGGTAGACGCCATCGCGTTCCTGCTGACGGATGGCGGCGAGCTTCTCGCGGACCTTGCGGGCGAGGATGAACTTGCACCGCATCAGCGCCGCGATGTGCATGCCGCGTGTGGTGATCAGTTGGCCGAGCAGGTCGCGCAGCCAGCGGAGCAGTTCGCTCTGATGGATGTCCGGCTGGCGCACCTGCCGGTCGAGCCAGAGCACCAGCGCCTCCGGTGTCCACCCTTCCACATCGACGTCGAGCGCCAGTTGTTCTTCTTCGTCCGCGAACTGGTAGGTGATGCGGTTGCCGTCGAGGTCGATCTCGAAGCTGCGCGCCGTCTCGCGGATCGCGAACTCGCCTTCACCCAGTTTCGAGGAGTGGTCGAGCAGCGACCAGTCGTGGAACTCCATGAACACGTCGGTGTCAGCGAACTCCAACTCTCCCTGGATCTCGGAGACCAGGCGAGGGACTTCGAACGCCTCGCCCTGTTCTGCAGGCGATAGCTGGTCCTTCACTTCGACGCGATACTTGGTAACGGCCGCCGAGAAGCCCATTCGTTCGGTCTCGGGGAGGGCCTCGACGATCGCCCTTTCGAGGCCGCCGTCAACACGCCCCGTCACGGCGATCTCGACCTTCCCATCGTCGGTTTCGCGAACGCTCACCCCTTCGCGCTTCTTCAGTTCGGCAACCACCTCAGGTGTTGCCGTCACCGTGTGCTTAAAGGTCGGCTTCGGCTTGTCGCGCGGGCCGAACAGGCCGGTATCGGCATCGAGCGAGGTCTGCGCCGGTTCGATGTTGTCGAGCGCCTCGTCCTCCTCGAAACCCATCGCCACCAGCTTGTCGGCCAGCGACCGCGCCGCCTCGCCGAACGACGGCTCCGACAGGAACGCATAGGCGCGGTTCAGATCCTCGGCCTTGCGGCGTTTG